GTTACGACATAAAAGCATACTACAAATATGGCAATCCTTTTACTTATGGAATGGCTCAATCTATGAATGGCACAAACAACTATGTTGTTATGCCTAGAGGAGAGCATTTTGAGTTAGCTAATAGAAAAGGCAAGTATGGTGGCTATGGTTACGAGCATATGTTTGGAGATAGGTTTGATGACATAGGTGTAAAACTGCCTACTCACGCGGAGACTATATTAAAATATCATAATGTCAGAAACAACGATCCATTAGAGTTAGTTTATTCTATGCTCAATGAGTATAATGATTATCTAAGAGATTCTAGAAATACAAATACTATAAAAAGAATTAAAGATTATGGCATGAGGGTGTTTCCTGATGGCGGTGTAGGTAATAATGATATTAGAATTGAGTGGGATAATGCACCTTTAAAATTACAAGAACCTATGAGACCTGATGCAACTGGTAAGTTTCCTGATGGCTCTACTATGAGTAAAGATAAGTATGGCAGGAGATGGACTAGAGATAATCCAAGACCTTCAAACAAGGCTCCTCAAGAAAGAACTCTAGTTATGTCTTTGAAATATGAACCACAAGGGTTTAAAGCTGTAAAAAGAGTTAAGCCAAAGAACTTTACTGCTAATGTAAGACAAGTATTTGCGCCAAAAGAGTTTGAGTGGAGACCTTTATATCAAGTTAGGACTACATTTTCTAAGCCACAGAACACAGCGGCTAAACAAAGGTTTCAGTTTTCTAGTATTAGTGCCAACCCAACACAAACAACAAGCCCTAATTCTGCTGAACTTTTAGAAGATATAAGGGTAAAAAGACTTAAACTTAAATATGACAACTTATCTAGATTTATAGCTAAAGGCTTAGGTGTATTTATGGAGCCAGACCTTGCAAAGGCAAGGGCGCAAAGAATATTAACATACTTTCAAGATGCTATGTTACCTGTGGGTGCTATGATGGATGAGCTACGAAAGAATGGTTTCACAATTACAGATGCTATGGATACATATATGCAAGAGTCAGTGTATCAAGGAATAGTAGGAGATAAGGTTACACAAGTCCAAGAAGAGTTATTTCAACCTATGGTTGATACAATGGACACATTAAATATTAGTGAAGATAAAATACAAGAGTTAAGAGATATTAAGGGTGCTGGTGGCTCCCCGGGTTTTTTTGAAAGCGTAGAAAAAGATTATATTAGTAAAAAGTTAGCTATGACAGATGCGGTCTTGTATGCATTTCATGCCAAACAAAGAAATGCTTATCTTAGAAATAAATCAGCAGGTGAAACTCAGTCTGGATCAGGTATGACTGATCAACAAGCTGATGAAATTATTGCATGGCATGCAAGTTTAGAACAAGCAGAAATGGCAAAATTTGATGAGTTAAGGGAGTTTGCTAGAAGAATAAATGAAGACACAATAGACAGACGTATAGAGGCAGGTTTATTACCGGCAGATGCAAGAGACCCTAACAGAGACCCGCCTATAATTATATATCAGGATGGTTCTTATGTACCGTTACAAGGAGACAGCGACATAGAAGTTGAGTCTATGTTAGAAAGCACATACGGAAGAAAAAGAGTTTATACTAATTTCTTTGGTGCAACTGGCAGGGAGGATAAAAGAGCAACTGGCAGAGCCGCTGTAAATGATTATGCTGAAAATTTAACTGCATCTTTGATGGCACAAAATAATAACTCAATAGATAGGGCTGAAAGAAATAAAGTTGGTCAATCGTTTGCTCGCCTTCTTGAGGGCCAAGAAGAACAACCTGATGGAACTACAGCTATTAACGCATCTTTAAAAAAAGAAATGGAAAAGATTGGTTTAGATGTAACAAACAAAACACCTGTTCAAAGAAGAGATATGGGTATTAAATCTGATAATGAGTTTAAATATAAAGAAAACGGAACAGAAAGAGTTATATTTATTAAAGATCCAAGAATAGCAAAAGCTATGAACGGAGCATTAACACCTCAACAAAACAACTTTCTTGTCAGAGGTATGGGTAAGTTTAATAGATTTCTTTCTGCAGTTAATACAACATATAACCCTTCATTCGTAATACCTAACTTCTTTAGAGATTTAGAGACAGCAGGTATAAACATGCAAGAATATGATGAAAAAGGTATGACTGCTGAGGTTATTAAAGGAACTCCATCTGCCGTTAAAGGCATAGCACAGTTGTTAGGCGTTCCTTTTCTAGATAAAAATGCACCTAATCAATGGTCAGATATATACAAGGAGTTTGTTTCTGCTGGTGGTAAGAATGCCACCAACCAAATGAGTGACGTAAAAGATCAAATAGACAATATAGGAAGCATTTTAGGAGATGTAGCTGATAGCGGTATAAAACAAAAGCTAGGGCTAAATAAAAATCAGTTTGCAGGTAAAAATATAAGATCAGTAATGTCTGTGCTTGATAATGCTAATACTGCAGTTGAGAACGGGGTTAGGGTTGCTTTGTATAAAGCACTTCGTGATAGAGGCGTGTCTAAGATACAGGCAGCTCAAGCAGCTAGGAACGTAACTGTTAACTTTGCCAAAGGTGGTGAGAATAAAGCAGTATTTAATTCTATGTATTTATTTTATAATGCATCATTACAAGGATCTATGGCACTTGTAAACGCGGCTGTTAAATCGCCTAAGGTTAGAAAAATGTGGGCAGGATTAATTGTGTTTGGAATTATGCAAGACATGATGAATGGGCTGTTTGCAGGAGATGAAGATGAAGATGGTATTAATGATTATGACGAATTACCGCAGCATATATTAGAACATAATATAATTGTACCAACTTTTGGTCTTACAGGAGAAAAACATATTACTATACCTCTTGCGTATGGATTAAATATGGCGGTTAATTTTGGTAGAAGTATGAGCAGGGTTGCACGAGGCGAATACACCCCGGGCGAAGCAACAAGCAGTATCGTTGGAACAACTGTAGAAGCTATTAGTCCCATAGGCGCTTTTGATAACTTTTTAAACTTTGCTCTTCCTACTGTAATAGACCCTTTTGCTTCAGTTTATATGAATGAGGACTACAAAGGAGACCCTATTTATAAAGAATCGCCTACCTACGCATCTGTAAAGAAACCTAATAGTTCTCAGTACTGGTCTAATACTAGTGAAATAACTAAATCTATTGCAAGTGGGATAAATTCATTAACGGGTGGAGACGATATAGAAAGCGGATATGTAGATATGTCTCCTGACATAATGGAGTATTGGATAGGAACTTTCACGGGTGGTGTTGGAAGATTTACAATGAGAACTCTTGAGGCTCCCGTTGACATATACGATGCATTACAAGGAGACTTTGAGGGTAGTTTAGTCAATAGTATCCCCTTAGCTAGAAAGGTTATAACCACGCCTTCCCCGAGAGCAGATACGGGTAACTATTTAGAAAACAGACAAGACCTATTTACGTTGAAGGCACAACTAGACATGGCAAGGAAATCAGGAGATATTGGTGCGGTCAGGTCTATCTACGAAGATAATAAGAAACAATTAAGCATTATAGGAAGAATGAAAGCTATAGATAATGCAAGAAATAGAATGCAAAGACAGATTAAAGAAATAGAGAGAAACCCTAGAATACCTGAAGAAACTAAGAAAAAGATCATAAGAATTAGAAGACAGAAGATAAACGAGCTTCAGCAAAGAGGTCTTATACTTATGAGATCAGTAGGATACAAAAAAGCAGGTTAAAAGTTAATTTTAACTTATAGCTAAAAGTTAAGTATATCATAGCCCAATTTCTCTGCAGCGGGATGACAGCTAAGTTAAACGACCAAGTATCCAAAAGTTAGTGATTTTAATTGTATTTTTTCCCGCAGCCAGATGTGGCGGAGACAAATAAGTAGATTTATACGTTGGTTTAAGATGGTCTTTGATCTAGGGATCGCATAAAGTAACGTAAAAGCGACCATCTTGCACCAACTACTATCATACTATCATTTTTTCTTTTTTATTTTAATTAACTCTGAGAGATACCATTGAGCCTTTTGCAAGTCCTCTAATCCATTCTTATGATTAAATCTCCACATGTACTTGATTATGTTTCCCTGTAAGTAGAATTGGTAGCCATCTCCCGTAGCACTTTTGATTGCGTCTATACACTCGACACTACCTTTTCTATAGTGTTTAGGTCTGTTTACATTGTCATTCTTCTTCATCATCATCCTCCTTGTAATCTTCTATATTCTTGACACTATGTTGATTTATAAATATTGGAGTGTCATCCCCAACCCACGAACCTATGACATTGAAATGAAACCAATCTATAGCGGTCTCTTCATCCAAGCCATAATCATGCATTAATATTAACAAACATTTATCATAATCATATATAGCCACTTGTTTTCTGTCGAAGGCACTTATACTACTACCTACGAATGCATCGTCATACCCATCTGCTAGTTTCATTAATATCTCCTACCTTTTTAAAATGCTTCAATTCATAGTGGCACATTGGTTCTTGATCTTGCCAATCGCCTCTATCTGATCTACCCCCTTGCTTGATGGTGAAAGGGGAAAAAAAATCTAAATAAGCCAACGCACCTAGCCACGACACAACGAGAATGGGAGTTGTGTTTGTTTCTTTTCCTAATCTTCTAGCCTCTAGAACTTTTGCTAATGATATTATGTACGTTGGAAATGTTCCAAAAGCATGCGTTCTGCATTTTACTTCTGCAAAGCCCACTAGGCTTGTGTCACGATATACTGCATAATCCATTTTGTAAGACATTGGCAGTTTAAAATAAACTACGTTCCAACATTGTGAAACGTAGTCCATAACTTTTTTTTCTGAGTTTAAGTCAATATTTGTCTCATAAAGAGGTCTCATAAGTTAAACTTAACTTCTAGGAGTTTGGTTTTCTAACCAATTAACAACCTCAGACCGCTTATAAAGTTTTGTGGGTCTGTTTTTTTCTGACTTGACTATAACAAATCCTTTAGGAAATTTTGAATCCTCGTCATTCATTATTTTATAAAGTGTCATTCTACTTATAGTTAATAGCTTGGCAACACCATCTAAAGTTAAATAGTCAGCATTTATGTCAGCTTTGTTCTGTGACTTCTTCGTGGTCATTTTCTTTCCTTTCATCAGGTGTTCCGTCTTCATTTAACTTAACCATGACAACCATGTACCTAGAGCCAACCCAATCTTTGTGTAAATCCTGAGGAACATCATTAGGATGTATGGTCAGCCTGATGTTAGTTCCGTTCTTATCTTGCATCATAGATGTTTTAACTGCCTCAAAATTTATATTAGAAACTTTATTTTCTTCTTCCATTTAACTCTCCTCTAAAATGGTATTTCATCATCTAACTTGTCGTCAGATGCATTATTTTTTTTTATATCGTTTTGTCTTTTTTCAGCCATTTCTTCCTTTGCATCCAATCTTGCTTTTTCAACATTAGATATTATCCTAAGATATGGAACACCTGACTTTGCCACTTTCTTCCAACCAACAAGATTTACCTTTGGTTGAGATATTCCCTCATTCTTTTGTGCAATGAGATCATCTACAACATCCATCTCTAATTCCATAGACCCTGAGTAGTCAGGACTATTCTCAGTTCTCTTGTTTTTAGCGGTAAACAAGGCTCCCGTTGCAGTAAACTTATTTTCATTTTCCATCGTTTTCTCCTTTGTTATTTACGATTTCTTCTGCTCTCTTTTTGAAAGCGATTTCTACTTCTTCGTAGTCTTTTAAAGAGAGTTCTTTTAGTGTCTCTCTTGCCTCTTTATTATTTTTCCAAAAACCAACTATGTCTGCTCTGTTATGTTGTATTGGTAAAAATGTTATAAAGACCTCTTTGATAAACTCGATACCTTTTACAGTTTCTTCAGTATTATCTAATTTTTTAAATGTTACTTCAGGAAGATCATCTTTATCTTCTGTCTCAACAGTACCGCCCTTTATTTCCTCAGGTCGTTCTTCTTTAAAACTGTCAGCCTCATCTTCCGCATATACATCTCCATGAAGACCAACTAACTTGAGTATCACTCTGTCCTTTGCTCTTTTCTCTGCCATAGCATATGGATAACTATTTTTATTATTTGATGGAGATGCCTCGCCTATAGACCATTCTGATTTGTCTCCCATATGCCCCATAACCATCAAGCTAACAATACGTTTACTGCTATCGCTTTCTAATATTTGAGGGGCATCAAACTTTATCTTTCTTGCAACCGCCACTTTTTCAAGTGCTTTGTGCAAAAGTACATAAGTTCCGTGACAATTCCATCCTGCCTCTTGATGGGTCATGCCGATTTCTTTTAAGGTTTCGACAACCTTATCAGGTATATTGCTTTTCATTTTTTCATCCATAATTTTATTTTGTCTTTTATTTTAAAGAAAATTTTGCAAAGAAAAAAAACATCATCTGCTTTTCCTTTACTTGTAGCCTCTACAATATGTTCAGCAATTAGAGACCTATCCTTTGGTCTTTCGCTTATTATTCTAGGCTTTAATTTAACAACACCACTTTTCTTAACTTTTTTAATTACTTTTTTAATTTTTGGTTTTTGTTCTTTCATTTTACCCTCTCTTTATATTGGTTACAAAAATCAGCAACTGAACAATAGTTGCCACATCGTGTGTACTCTCCACTACGAAATTCCATTTCTAAATTTGTTTTTTTGATATAGGCTTTGTCAGTTTCATTATGCCATTCCATGTACTTGATAGCTTCTTCTTCGCTATCTAAAACTCTTAAGGCTCTCTTCTGACCTTTTTTCTTTACTGCCCATGTATCATTCTTTTTCCACATATCTTTGTCACTACAAAGACCTACATCTCCATGCAAGTCAGACAAAATCTGTGCCTCTTGGTGTAAAGCCATTCTTTCTTTAATATAATTTGATATTTTTTCGTGATCCCACAGAGGTATATCAACAAATACTATGGGTGCTTTTGGATAATCTTCTTTTCTTTCAGCATCTCTTCTATTCCAATCCCTTAGAATTGCACATATTTTTAAGCTACTTACGTTTTGTTTAGAGAGACCAATCTTGTTTGAAACTAGGAAAGAATAACAATTTAATTGGTTCTCCCACTCAGGTTTTCCGTATATCACAGACCAAACTGACGTAACCTTGTAATCAACTATAGTCACATTGTTATCTTTTATTTCTTGCCTATCAACCGCACCTGACAAAACCCAACCATCAATTTCTTGATAAAGTCTTTCCTCAGTTATAACATCGCTAGATTGTTTTGAGTTTTCTAAAACAGAATGAACCGCAGTACCAAACAATGCCCAAACCATATCAACTGCATCGACCTCTATTTCATGATCGTGCTTTTCTTTCATCAATCTTATCTTGGGGCTATCTATCAAGGTAGTGACAGATATGTCAGCTTTGCCTTTACTGTATTTAT